ATGCAGTCGGCAGGTTTTAAACACCCCTTGGATGCAGCCGGTGCGGCCATGGGGTCTATGAACGTACTGGCTATGGGCACCCAAGACCAGAAAGCCACCGAGCTTGCGCGCATTATCAGCCAGTTTGGCGTTGATATCGAGGCGCTGGACGATGCACTGGTAGGCGGGGGTAGCAGCAATGCCCAGCAAGACCCCCAAATGCAGCGCATCCAGCAGATGCTTGATGAGCGTCTGGCCCCGGTCAATCAGCTTATGACCCGCGCCCAGCAGATGCAGGAGCAGCAGCGTCAGCAGCAGGGAAGTCAGGCCGTCGAGGAAGTTAAAAAATTCGGTGAGCAGGCAGAGTTTTTAAACGACGTGCGCGAAGACATGGCGGACATCATTGAGCTTGCCGAGAAACGCGGTCAAAAGTTGAGCTTGCAGCAAGCCTACAACCGGGCCTGTGCCGCGCACCCTGAGATTGCGAACATTATTGAGCAGAGGCAACGCGACGAGCAGTTAAAAGGCGGACGGGCAGAGCTTGACGCCAAACGCACCGCTGCAAGCAGTATTTCCGGTCGCCAAGGTGGCAGCGGCGGCAGCCCCGGCAACCTGACCTTGCGAGACACCATCGCGCAAGCCATGGACGGAGACTCGTAGTTGCCTGCGATTTAAACGTAGGCTACTATGTAAATTGACGTAATAAGACTTTTCGATCTTACGCCCCAGCCACGGTAGCAGGCCAAAAGATGTCGGATAGTCGATAAAGCGCACGGTTTCCAAGAGGCGACTGGGTGATTTAAACATCCTTTATTGACCCTGATAGGAGAGGCCACCATGCCTTTTGCAAATAGCTCCATCAGCGACATTCTTGCTACGACCATTGAATCTCGTACCAAAAAGATCGCTGACAACGTAACCAACAACAACGCCCTGCTTGACCGCCTAAAGAAAAATGGCCGTATCAAGACGTTCAGTGGCGGTACTAAAATCCTCCAAGAGCTTTCGTTCGCTGAAAACAGCAACGCAGGCTGGTATTCAGGGTATGACCTGTTGCCGGTTGGTGTCTCTGACGTACTGAGTGCGGCGGAATACGACATCAAGCAGGCGGCGGTGCCTGTTATCATATCGGGCCTTGAGCAGCTTCAAAACTCTGGTCGTGAGAAGATGATCGACCTCATGGAGTCGCGTCTTGAAGTGGCCGAGGCGACCATGGCTAACCTGATTTGTGGTGGTCTGTATTCAGACGGCACAGCAGCAGGCGGCAAGCAAATCGACGGCCTCGCCGCCGCTTTGCCGGTAGACCCGGCCGCAGCCTCATATGGCGGCATCGACGGCTCGACGTTTACCTTCTGGCAGAACCAAGTGTCTGACCAGACCGCCGCTGACGGCCTCGATCCGACCAAAATCCAAGGTTACTGGAACCTGTTGTGGGCCTCTCTGGTTCGCGGCATGGAGCGTCCTGACCTGATTATGGCGGATACAACCGTATGGAACGCCTACATTGCCTCTTTGCAGGCACAGCAGCGCTTCACCAACACTCAATCCGCGGACGCGGGCTTTGCAACCTTGAAGTTCATGGATGCAGACGTAGTGTTGGATGGTGGTATCTATAACGGCAACAACGGCTCCGGCGCACCGGCTGGTACGGCGTACTTCCTGAACAGCAAGTACATCCACTACCGCCCACACGCTGACCGTAACATGGTCCCGCTGTCACCGAACCGTCGCTATGCGACCAACCAAGATGCGGAAGTGCAGATCATGGCATGGGCCGGTAACTTGACTACCTCTGGTCGTCAGTTCCAAGGCCGCTTTGACGCTAACGGCGTCTAATAGGTAGCAAACTTGCTCAGGGACGAGCGTAAACAGGACCATCAAGGGGGCATATTATGTCTGATCCAAGTTACTACCTCGACGGTACGCTGGTCTCAGCGCGGGAGTCCGAAGTGCCGGACGCCAGCTTTGCCAACGGTGCCAATGCCGCCGCATCTTGTGCGCCCGGCATCGGCATCAACGAAGGTGAAGGGGCTGTCGTAGGCGATCCGCAGCAGTTTACGTTGCAGGACCAAGCGGAAGCAGCACGAACCCCGCAGGACAGCCAGCACATCGGTGAGGACGCAACCCCGGTAAACATCGGCACGACTGATGCAGACGGTGACGGGACCATGACTTCGACCGGCGAGGCTACATTAGCCTCGTTGGCCGCTGGATGGACTTCGGTATAACCAGTGTAAACTGACAGGGCGACTTCGGTCGCCCTGTTACCATTAAACGGCAGAGACAAAATTATGCAAACAGCAGACTTTAACCATACCGACTTTGCACACGGTCGAGAGGCAGAAGCGGATTCGCAACTTCTGGTCAAATTTTTCCTGAAAGAGCGCGAAGACAAAGAAGCCAGTCAACAAGAGGGCCGCCCAATTTTTAAGGAACGCGAATACGTAGAGATTCGCGTACCCGGTAAACGTGATGCACTGGCCTGTCGCCCGGCAACGGAAGCAGACAAGCAGCGCTTTCCTCGTCACTACCAGATGTTTAAAGATCGCGTAGAGCCACCACAAGACGGTACTCCGCTGGCAGAATGGCCGCAGGTTTCACGCAGCATGGCCGAAGAACTGTCGTTTTTGCGCGTAAAAACGGTCGAACAGTTTGTGAATATGTCCGACAATGACGCGGGGCGTATTCGCGGCGGCATGGGCCTAAAAGAGAAGGCCAAGGCATTTTTGAAGCACAGCGACCAGACCAAGCTGATCTCTGAGAAGCAAGAGCTTGAGGCTCGGCTGGCCGCGCAAGACGAAGAAATGGCCAAAATGCGCGCCATGCTGGAAAATATGAGCCCGAAGCCGACGGCGGCGCGAGCACCTGAACCCGACGAAACTGCTAACGCGGTTCCGCCTGAGATTGAAACCGAAGACAGCGGCGAAGTGCCGCGAGTCCGCAAATCACGCAGGCGCAAAACCGAGGAATAAAACATGGCGATCACGACGCTTAGTTCAGCCAACGACATATTGAACCGCGTGGCGGCTGAAATAGGCGTTACGCCTGTTCAAGACCCGTTCTCGAGCCAAGACCCTACGTTCATGAAAATGCAGTACCTCTTGAACACTGCGGGGGAGGAACTGGTAGAAGCACACGCTTGGGAACAACTGCTTAAAGAACATCAGATCGTCACCGTGGACGGTGATACTGGTGAGTACACACTCCCCGACGATTTCGCCTACATGATTAACCAGACCGGCTGGGAACGATCCCAACGGGTGCTTTTGGGCGGGCCTATGACATCGGCGGATTGGGCCTACCTCAAGGGTAGGGACTTCGCTGAAAACACGTCTTACGTGTTGTTCCGGTTCTCCGAAGGGCTGTTTAAAACCTACCCGGCCCCGCCTGCCGTTGGCCTCGACATCAATTTTGAGTACGTGTCGAACAAATGGGTGCGCTCGGCCACCGCGGACCCTGAGTTTACGTACACCGACAGTATCACCACTGGCGACCAAGTGCCTTTGTTTAACCGGACGCTGATAAGCCGATACCTCAAGGTAAAAATGCTTGAGGCTACCGGCTTTGACAGCACCAAGGCACAGGAAGACTTTAACCAGATGTTCACTTTCCTGACAGGCACCGAAAAAGGTGCGCCGATCCTGAACGCCGGACGCCGGGGGTCATTCCCGTACCTTGGATCCCGTAACATCCCTGACACCGGCTACGGAATGTAAAACATGGCTATTGGAATCGTAGGGCGGGGTGCCAGAACTCGGGGTAGTCAGCAATCCTCGACCTTGTTCCGTATGCCCGCCCCGTTCAAAGGCATAGACGGTCGAGTACCATTTGCTGCCGGGTCTACAGATGTGGCGGTTTACAGCTTCAATCTTGTGCCTTCTGATGGGGGTGTGGTACTTCGCAAAGGCTCTCGGGAGCGGCAAATCAACTTGGATGACGGCGCGGGTATCAGCGTCAACACGATCATTCCGTATCAGGGCATACCGGGCGACAAATCCGAAGACCGCCTTTTCGCGGCTACGAATGAGGGTATTTGGGATGTCACCGCTGACGAGGGCACCCCCAGCCTCGTACTGACGTTCAGCGACCAAAGCGAAGACGCAGGCTACGGTGTGTTTACATCGTTCACCACCGATGCCGAAGATAAGGTCATGTTTTACGCTGACAGCCTGAACGGGCTGTTTACCTACGAAGCGGCTACGGACACATGGGCGCAGGCCACCGGCATTACCGGCCCGGTTGCCGAAGACATCATCTACATCACCACCCACAAAGAACGAATATGGCTTGTCGAGAAAGACAGTACAATCGGGTGGTATCTCGACCCCGGCGCGATTGCAGGCACGGCCACTGAATTTTTCTTCGGCTCAAAATTCAAAGAAGGCGGATCCCTACGCGGGCTGTTTAACTGGACTGTGGATGGTGGCGACGGAGTAGACGATTACTTGGTCGGGGTGAGCAGTTCCGGGGATGTCATCGTTTACCAAGGTATAGACCCAAGCAACGCGGCGGATTGGAAAGTTCGCGGCGTCTACTACATTGGCGACCTACCCAAAGGCCCTAAATTCGGCACAGAGCAAGGCGGCGAGCTTTATTTACTGTCTACGTTTGGCCTGATTGGTATGACGGACTTGCTGAACGGCATCGCCGTAGCCAGCGCGCAAGAGCAGAACACAACCTCACGTATTTCACAGCAAATCAGAGTGTTGCTGAACGCACGGTCGAACATGAACGGGTGGAGTGTTCGCACGATACCTTCTGAAAGCGGGCTGCTTATCTCTGTCCCGGTATTGGGCAGCGAAAGACCTACCCAATACTTCTACAATTTGACCGTGAACGGGTGGGGAGTATGGCGCGACTTGAGGATTTTCAGCTTTAACACATGGCGCGAATCCGTGGTGTTCGGGGATGACAGCTTGCGCGTTATGGTTCTGGATCAGCAACGCGACAATGTTCAGATTACCGCCAACCCGGACACGCCGTTTAACGGCGAGCCTATCAATTTTGCGCTGCTAACCAGCTTTTCTCCGCTCAATTCAGGCGGAGTATTTAAACGCGTAAAGTACATCCGACCGGACATTATCGGTGTGGCGGAGCCTAATTTCGCGGCGGCGGCGCGTTACGACTACGTTTTGTCTGAACCTTCCGTACCGCTGGCGACGGTCACGGCAAGAGAGCCCGGCTCATGGGACGTGTCGGATTGGGAACAAGCAATATGGGGTGTTGATCTAGTGCGCGGCTTTGCCTCGGTTTACGGCGGTAGCGGAATAGGCCGTAACGTGGCCATTGCGTACCGGGGGGAGTCCTATTACTCGTTTACACTCATCGGATGGGATATCATCTATGATGCAGGGGGGCCTATGCTGTGAGAATCCATTTCAGGATGCTCCACATACCCTCTGACTGGCTTTGGGTGCGAGCGCACGTACCCGTTATCCGGGCCGAAGATACGACGGGCATAATCGCGCAAGACATTGAAACGGGGGACATTGTAGGCGCGGCTATTTTTGATAACTGGTCCGCCTCGTCGGTGCAGGCGCATTTTATGATTACGTCGCCTATGGTTCTCCGGCACGGATTACTTGAGGAAGCGTTCAGTTACGTCTTTACTCAACAGAACATGAAGGTGATGATTGGGTTCATTGCCGGAAACAACGAAAAGGCGCTAAAACTCAATGCTCACATGGGGTTTGAGGTTATTCACAGGATACCAGACGGCTACGAGCCCGGCGTGGATTTCGTGCTGATGCAGTTGACCAAAGAGTATTGTAGGTATCTGCCAGAGTACAAGAGAGGGGTAGGCAAACATGGGCGGTAAAGGCGGAAGTTCACCAGACGTAGAGGGTGCGGCACGAGTCGAAGGTATTGAGAACCGCAAGACCGCACGGGACGCGACGTTTGCCAACCGGCCAGACCAATACAATCCGTTTGGTTCGGTGCAGTGGGAGCAGCAACTCACCAAAGACCCCGCATCCGGCGAAAACGTAACCCGCTGGATTCAGAAACAACAGCTAGGCGCACCGTATCAACGCTTGGTGGATGACGAAGCCGACACCCTGCAAGTTTACAGCGGTATGCGGAATAGCGCTTTAAACAGGGCCGCACAGGACATGCAAGGCGGGGCTGATTTTGAGCAGTTTGGTGAGGGGCAAGGTCTGGAATACGACCCGAGCCAGCTACGCCAGCGCGCCGAAGACGCCGCCTACGGTCGGGCCACTTCTCGACTGGACCCGCAGTTTAACCAGCGTGAAGGCGATACAGAGGTCAAGCTGCGTAACCAAGGTTTGCGCCCGGGTGATGAGGCGTATGATCGCGCCATGGGCAACTTTAATCGGTCCCGTAATGACGCCTACGAGCAAGCACGTATGGGGGCTGTCGGCACTGGCCGGGCAGAAGCCGGGCAAGCGTACAATCAGCAGATGGGTTCGGCTGAGTTTGCCAACGCGCTCCGAGACAAGAACGTCGAAGAATACTTGAGTAAACGCAAGTACAACCTGCAAGAAGCAGAAGCGCTTAACCCAATCAATAAAGCCGGTGAGGCTATGTCTAATTTCTCGGGAGCGTAAACCATGCTTAGGTTTTCAAATTTTCAGCCTGCCGCACAGGCCGCTACGCCAAGCTATTTAAACGCAGAGCTTTCTCGCGCCCAGATTGACAGCGCAAATAAACAAAAAGAATACCAGCAGAAGCAAAACATGCTGGCAGGCGCAGCAACGGCCTATGACAAGTTCACCGGCGAAGATACCCCTATCCGTGATGGTTTTGATGATATCATAGGGGCTTTGCGTGGCGGCGGCGCACAGGGCACAGGGGAGTATGGCATGGCTGGCCCGGCCACAATGACCCCCGGAGCAGACCCCCGCGCACGAGCGCCAATGCCGGGGGTGGCTACGCAAACGCCGGGGGCGGTAGATAGCATGATGGGCGCGGGTGAAATGGGGATGAACGCGGCCAACATGACGCCCGGCGTGGCTGACATGGGCGGGGCGGCGTCCGCCGCATCCAGCGCGGTAGATGCAGCGGCGGGGGGTGGTGATATGGCTATGACCGCCGCCAACATGACTCCGGGGGCGACGGACGCAGCAGCCGCTACAGCCGCCGAATCAGGTTCAGACGCCTTGGGGGGTGCGGGCGGTGTTGTGTCGGCACTTCGCGGAGTCGATCAGCTTTCCCGAGGGGATGCTGGGGGTGCGGCTAAGACCGGCGCACAAGCCTACCTAAGCACTCTTGGGCCTTACGGCATGGCGGCGAGCCTGATTCTCGGGCTTTTGGGTTAAGGGGTGATGTATGGAGTTGAACACTAACTATCTGGCCAGTGCGCTACGTGGTGAAGCCGCTGCAAAGGCACAGCTAAACGCCCAGCAAGCCAAGATGGAACAGGCTCAACAGCTTGTGAACACCGCTGCCCCTACCAACCAGAACCGCACCATTTTTGACGCTCTGAACGCCAACATGGACCGCCAGCGCGGGCGTGAAATGCAGTCGGCCACAGAGCCACGTTTAAAACAAGCCCGAGAGAGCGCAGCACAGACATACGGCGCAGGGCAAATATACAGCGAAGGGGTACGGCAGGAAAACCAAGGGTACAACCGCGAGCAGTCACGTTTAACGCAAGCACGAGAAAAACGTATTCGTGAGCAGAACTTGACCCGTGAAGACGAGCAGCTTGCAACAAAACAAAGTCGTGAAGATTCTCAAAATGCGGCGGCACGTACCGAAATGCGGGGAGAGCCAACTCTTTTCCGCAACGATACGACTGGTGACGAGTTAAACGTAATAATGACGGATAACGGCCCTGTTGACTCACAAGGCAACCGGGTAAATCTGGCCGGGTTCCGCGAAGTGGAAGAAGATAGCGGTATCCCGTCTAGGCTCAGCGTGTTTACAGGGCTTAACAGCGCACAGAAAACCCGCGCAGAGACGTACCTGAACAACACCAAAAAAATCGACAACATGGCGGGGATTGCTCAATCCATGACGGAACCAGAGCAGCGGTCGTTTAACGATTTGGCAACTCGGGTATCCAGAGAAATTGGTAAGGGCGTGACGCCCGAGCGGTTAAGACAGATCGTAACCGACAGCTTTGATCTGACCCCAAAGCAGAAAGATTTTATGACTCGGGTGTACTCTCTCACACAAGAAGAGCGCAACCGACTGTTTGGCTCGGCGCTTACTAAGACCGAAAAAGAGATCAGTGAAGCGTACATGCCCGGCGCTGGCGGCCTGACTCTGCCAATTATGATGATGCGAATGGGCGTTATCCACGACAATTCAATGACCGGATTGGAGACTATCGGCCAGCTTACAGGCAGTGATGTAATGTCGCTGGCCCCGGCTGAGAACGTGCAAAGCTACCGGGCAATGACCGAAGAGAAAATGAACGCGAAAGTAGGCGAGGACAGTGAAGCCGTAGAGTGGGCGAAACAAAACCCCAACGACCCCCGCGCAAAGCAGATAATGGAGCTTAACCAGTAATGGCCTTTGATCCTGATGCGTACCTAGCCAAAAAAGCGGCACCTGTGGCAGAACCCCCTGCACCGAAAGAGCAGAGCGGTTTTGACCCTACTGCGTATCTGGCAAAGCGCGGTGCAGCAGCCCCGGCACCTACCAACGCCAGAGGTGCGCCCGAAGGTGCCCCTGCCGGACGTTTCCCGAAGGCCAAGCAACGGCAGAAGATGGATCGTATGGGGTCGGCTACCGACCGCGTGGGCGACCTTGCGGGGGGCTTAAACACGGCGTTGTTTGATGTGGTGGACCTGCCTTCTACGGCCTATAACCTGACAATGGACGCGTTTAACGCGCCCGGCGCTAAGGTATCACCCACCATGTCGGCGCTAAGGCCGTTGGTGGCCGACCGCACCGAAACCATGAAAAACGCCGACAGCGGCATGGCAGATTTCATGCGGACAGCTACCGAATGGGGTGGTGGTGCCGCCAGCGTAGCGGCCAAGTTTGCCGACAAAGGTTCTGACCTTGCTATGGCCCTTGGCGCAGCCAGCGGTGAAGCCGTTGGTGGTGATGTTGGTGAGCTTGTAGGTGCCGTTACCGGCGCGTTTACGCCCGCAGGACTCAAAAAGATGTTCAGCGGCGGGGAAGGCGATGTCGATAAGCTGATGGATGGCGCACAGTTCCTTCGCAACAATATGTCAGATGCGGACTACGCCCGACTCATACAAGGCATAGAAAATGGCGATGCGGGATCCCTCCAAGACCTAGCCCAAAACTACAAAGACTTGCCAGAGATTGAAAACACAATCAGAAGAATGTCGCCAGAGAACGTGGATGCGTTTGATGCTGCATACAAAGCCCGAGAAGGTCAGATTTCTGATCGGTTTGAGAACACGCTGACACCGCAGGGTTCGGACAACGTAGATGCAAGAAAGGCCGCCATTAGCCGCTTACAGCAGACCGACAGGCAAGTAGACGCCAACCAAGCGGCAGGTATGGATCGCGCCCAGCAAGGTCGCCAGCGCACTGTAAACGACGCCATAGCCGCCAACCGCGTATCAGAGCAGAAATTGATAGACGCCCAAGCCGTAGACGCGCAGGGCGACCAAGCGTTCGGTGGTTTTCGCCGCCCGGACGAAACCAGCGCAGACCTTGCCGATGAGTACTCAGGACTGGATGAAGACCTACGCGAAGGGCTTGTGCGCCCGGCATGGAACCGGTTTGAGGATGTTAAAGAGGTCGAAACGGACGTACTGAAAGCCGAGCTATCCAAGTTCGGGCAGTCTATGCCAGACACAGTCCGGGCTGATTTAAACTCACAGTACAAAGGCATAATGAACAAGTTGGAAAACTTGCAGGGTAAGGCCGACCCCCGCGACATCCAATATGTTCTGTCGTCTATCAAGCAGGTAACACGCAACGCCCGAGCCACGGACAACTTTGGCCCTATAGAGAAACAGCTTGGCGAAGTCCGCGACATTGTGGACGAGGCGCTGCAAAATAACACACAGGTAGGCCCAGCGTTCAGGAATGCCATAGACGCCACGGTCGAGCAAAAGATTCGCATGGGGGGCAAGAAAAACAGCCGCGCTTTGGCGCTGGCAGATGACGAGCCTGAAACCTTTGTAAGCAAGTTGGGCGGGTTTAAAGGCCGTGAAGGTGCCGCGACTGTTCGCCGGATAGTTGAAGACTCTGGCGACCCCAACGTAATGGCGGCGGGCGAGGAAGCCCTACGCAGCGAGTTACGCCGGACCAAGATGGATGCCAATGTTCGCACTCAGTATGAGGCTGCATTAGATGCGTTCCCCGATGTGAAACGTGATGTTGACACGGCCATAAGCAACCGTACTTCGCTGGACGAGGCGACTAAAAATGCGGAAAACACGCGGGCGGGCATCCCAAAAGCGGAAAAAGAAGCCGATACGGCTCTCACCCAAGCCATAAACAGGCTGAAAACTCGCGGTAGTGCGCGGAAAAACAAGGTGAAAGGGCTGGATATGGCGAAGTTTGCCGCCAAGCCCAACGCCTACATAGACGGTACGCTGGGGATGAAAGATTACGACGGACAGCTTGGCAAAATATACCAGCGCGTAAAAGCGCAGGGCGATCAGGCAGGCGAAGCGTTTAAATCAAAGGTTATTGGCAGGCTGAAAAACCGGATCATGCAAGAGGACTTGCTTGAGAAAGGCACAGGCGAAAACATGAAGTTGGGCGATACGATTCAGCGGCTCATGGACGACGGCATTGTGACCGACGCCAACCGTGACGAGATCGTGGATATTATCGCTATGCAAGAGGGGCGCAGGTTACGCCGCAGTGCAGGGGGGAGCAGTAAAGCCATAGCAGGGCAGTCACAAGGACAGCAAATGATGGATGATGTGCTTACTACAGCGTCTATACTGCCTATACTGTCAGCTATGCCTTCCTCGCATCAGCTAATGGCAGCGGGGATGTTGAAACGCACAGTAGGTCGGGCTTTCAAAAACAGGCGTCTTGATCCTGAGCGTATGCAAAAACTGCAAGAGCTTATGACCGACCCCCGACTGTTCAGGCAGGCCATAGAGGGTAAAATAACCAAGGACACCTCACCCGCTGAAATGGGTAGAGTGTGGGAAAAGACGTTTAAAGACTTAGGTATATTTTCCGGGCAGGCCAACGACACCGAAGCCGACCAATAAGAGGGTTTAAACATGCCACGTAGCGCATCAGGTAATTATACACCCCCAGCGGGGA